GAGATATCAAAATTTGTTAGTATGTATTTTACTGGTGTAGTGTTAGAAGATGAACCTGTTTTTGAAATCCGGTCTTCAGCGGGACCTTCTGGTCCTGCTATGACTGGTATTTTGCATGAAGCAAAACTTTTACCACAGACCCTCGTCAAATCTCTTGAGATTTTCGTTGGTAATGGTGAAAATTCAGTTTTACAGATGCTTAACAAAATCAGGGAGCAACCTAATGAAGAGGTCAAAATCCAAAACATATTTCCAGAAATAGTCCTTAAGGATTCTTTCAGGAAAATAACTGTTGTTGAGGATAAAGAACTCAAAAATAGGGTCATCGCTATATTTGATTACTGGTCTCAAGCTTGTTTGAAACCCTTCCATGCATTCGTGATGGATGCATTGAGAAGGATCAAATCGGATTGTACCTTTGATCAGATGTCATATAAGGAAAAGATTCTTAGTGAATCTGGTCCTTTTTATTCTTTCGATCTTAAATCTGCTACTGACTTAATGCCAGTATCTCTCCAAGTTAAATTGGTTGAGAAGATTTTAGGAAGAGAGAAAGCTCTTGCTTGGTATAACATCATGGTTGGTTATGGTTTTTGTGTTAATGGTTCTTCTGAACCCATTCACTATGCCACTGGCCAACCTATGGGTGCATACTCTAGTTGAGCTATGATGTCACTGACTCACCACTTGATAGTTCATGTAGCTTCTTGGCGTTCAAATTCCAAGTTATCTTATGTACTTCTAGGTGATGATATCGTAATTAGCGGTGATGCTCTTGCTTCTGCCTACAAGGAAATAGTTAGCGATCTTGGAATGGAAATCAATTTTCAAAAAACATTAGTATCTAACGATTCTTTTGAATTTGTTAAAAGATTTCATTCTAGATCTGTTGACTTATCCCCAATGCCTCTTGGATCATTACGCCATGCCGGTACTCAATACTGGTTATGGGCTGATTTTCTAAAGCAATGTGCAGGTAGAGGTTTTTCATTTTCTAGTTGAAC